AATACTGTTAGTGGTGATCTTGATATCCACGAAGCTGATGCGACGATTCACTTTACCGAAAATCCAAATTGGGATGTAACTTACACAACTGTTAATTCAAACTCGGCAACTTGGGGAACTAGTGGTGGTTCTGGTGATGTAGTTGGGCCGGCAACGGCGACGGATAATGCAATTGTTAGGTATGATACAACTACCGGGAAATTAATACAAAATTCGGGTATTACTATTGATGATAGTAGTGTTGTTAATTTGGAAACTGGTGGTATTACATTTGATACTTCTATGGATTCTAATTTTTTAATGAAAAAACAATTGAATGGGCGTTTTGAATTTGGGTATGGTTCAGAAGCTGGTGCGAATATTGAAATGTACCACCAAGATTCGGCAGGATTTGCTGGGTCGTTCGTGTTGATTTACGGTGGTAATGATGGGGATGTTGGTGATTTTACTATTAAAAGACGTGATGCAACAACTTGGAAAGATATATTTCAAGCCAGATTAGACGAAAAAATATATCTAAAAAGTGGTACTGGTATTGATGAATTTTCTATTGATGGCACATTGGCTGGTAACAGTGATAATGCAGTTCCAACTGAAAAGGCTGTCAAAACATATGTGGATGACAAATCGAGTGGTGGTGGTATTCAATCGATATCATTAATGACGTGTGAGGCATCTTTCCAACTAGCATTACAAACTGCACACTACGTGTTGTATATACATAATGGACCGACAACAACTATAAACCGATTGAATGTTTATGTTAATAATTATCTAGCTAGTGGTGTGACTGAGTTAGGTGTATATAATAGCGCAAACACTAAACTTGCGAGTGGTACAGTAACGGTAAATGCACTTGGTTTGTTTGCGGTTACATTAAATACAACAGCGACATTAACTGCCGGACAACCATATTGGTTTGCTATATTATCTAGGTCTGGTGGTAATAATGGGTATGCGGGTGAGGGTGGCCTTCTAGCTGGTTCAACACTATACACACCGGCTTTGAATCCAGTTTTACCGACAACTAAATCAGACACATTGACTTCTAACCGAGGTATATATGTCGGTGGATATACAGTTTAATATAGGAGTATAAATATGAGTATAGATAATTTTGAAATAATAACTGGGGGTTTATCAGTTATTAGATTTACTAAAGGCTTACCAGAGGTAATTGATTGTAATTCGATCACAGATATTGATATTATGAAAGCAATCGAGCTATTACCAGATCAAGAAAAAAATGAAAAAATAATTATATTGCCTTCGAGAATATACATTGATAATAGGTTATAAATAGTTAGATAATTACAAAGAGGGTATAACATGGGTTCTGCTTCAGATCAAAATAAAAAAAGAATAGACGATGCGTTATCATTTCTTACTATTAAAAAATTAGTGACGCCTGTATATAAAACAAAAGCTTTCAAACTTGGATTGGTCGATGGTAATGGGCGAATAATTAAAAAACCCGAGACTCAGGAAGAACAGTATTCATTAACCCTTTTTGATAAATTCATATTTAAAGTTCGTAGACTTCTTGGTGGTAAAATCGCCCAACTAAATAATTTCTTGTATGTACAAACATTGGATAATGATTTCTATAACAATCTTATAGTTAAAGGGGCCATAGAACAACGGGCTAGTATTAAACGTGTTAAAAAAGATATGGATAACTTTATAGAAAAACATAATATAACCATTGATGATCTATTCATGCATATTATTCATGAAGAAATTATACAGATTGAAAAAGAGGAACGTGATGCCTAGTAATGCAATAAAAAGTTTCGCAGAAAAAAGTGGTAAATCTAAAGGTGAAGTCGAAAGATTATATCAGAAATCAAAAGATATTGTAAGAAAAGAATATCCGAGGACTCCCGAGGACTCCGAAGAATTTTATCAATTGGTGATTGGTATACTTAAAAAAATCATAAAATTACAAGATGAAGATATGACAACGACATCTGTTGGTGTAAACCCAGGTGGTGACGGTGCACATCAAGTTAGAATGTTTAGTCTAACTCCAGATGAAATTGAACGTGAAAAAAAGAAAAATGCACGAGTTTTGGATTATATAAAGAATTATAAATAATGAAAAATAAGTCTGATAAAGAAAAGAAATCATTTCTAAAATTGAATAGTTATAAGGCTATGGTTGATGAGGTCGGTATCAAAGATTCGTATATAAGAAATGGTGCCTTTTATAGTTTCTATTATAATTTTTTACCCCATAATAGAGATACTAGTTATCAAATACTACGATGGTATGATTTTTATCCTCTAATTTATGTTATAGATAGGTGGGTATCAAAAGAAGGTGAATTAATAATTACAGGTATAAATTTCCACCATCTCCCTAGATCAACACGACAATCGTGGTTTGCCAATATGAAAAGTTCATTTGGTGAATTTGGTGACATTAAATATTTACAATTACCACCACAACAAATATTATTAAGAGAACGAAAATTATACTTTGGTATACGTAATTATACAGATAGTATATGTCAGGACCCGGTTCGAATACCTTTTAAAGATATAGAATCGTTATCTGACGTTAATTCGAATAGTCACTTTGGTGTAAACCCGATTTCGATAAGTAATAGAAATCGAGGAAAGCCCTATCCAACATTTAATATAAATAATAGAAAGAACATAAGATAAATTGAACAGGAGTATTCGTGGCTAACAAAAGATTAGATTTGACATATCTGAACCCATTTGGACAACATTTCCTAAAGGGTAAAGAAGAATTCACGGCACACAACGATTCCGAAACATCAAATAATGCACAGGGTGTATCGGATAGTAGCGAATATCTCTATAAAAGAAATAATGGGTACGGTAATAACACAAGTAATATATATGTGGCCCCTATACATTTTCATGAGATATTTGCAGAAAAAATAGAAAAGATTAAAAAATACAGAGAAATGGAACGATATCCAGAAATATCGGAAGCGATAGATATGGTTTGTGATGATACCATCGTTACAGACGCCAATGGCAAAATATTAAATTTACATTTCAACAAAGAACTACCTAGGAAGACTGAAAAACAGCTTAAAAAAGAATTCGATTATATTATAAATGTGGTATTAAAATCTAAAGATAATATGTGGGATTACTTTCGTAAATTTCTAGTCGAAGGTGAACAATTCCTCGAATTGGTTATGAACGACAAAAAAAATAAGATAATAGGCGTCAAACCATTAGCTTCATTTTCTACTTTTCCATTATTTAAAAGTGATAAAATTATTGGGTATATGCAAAAAAACATAGAAGACCCAAATCAAGATATCATGTACCCAAAACAACAAGTATCGTATGTACATTGGGGAAAATATGGTAATGATAAAGCAGATATCAGGGGGTATTTAGACCCTGTTATCGTTACGTACAATCAACTTAAAGCATTAGAAGATGCAGTAGTGGTGTATAGATTAGTTCGTGCCCCAGAACGTCGTGTTTGGAATATTGAAGTTGGGCGTATGCCCAAAGGCAAGGCCGAAGAATATATAAAAGGTCTTATTCATAAACATAAGAAACAAATTAATTATAACCCAACAACGGGTGCGGTAGACTCTTCAAAAAATATTCAATCAATGACAGAAGATTTCTATTTTGCTAAAAATGAAGGACAGGGTACTACTGTCGATCAATTGGCAGGGGGTCAAACTCTGGGTGAGATGGAAGATGTTAAGTATTTTATGAAAAAACTTTATAAGGTATTGAAATTACCAAAGAATCGCTTTGAGGATGCAACGGCCGTATACAATAATGGTATGTCATTAGAACGTGAAGAAGTGCGTTTTGGTAAATTTATTGACCGTATTCAACAACGATATAAAAAACACGTTTTAGATATATTTGTTCAACATATTAAAATATTAGGATATGACCATAAATTAATTAATAATAATATTTATGAAATACATTTTAATAAATCTAATTTCTTCAAAGATTTCAAAGAACAAGAATTGAGAAACGAAAAAATGAATGTTTGGTCTAATGCGTCTTCATATATAATAAATGAAGATCAGCCACAAGGTCAATTTTCGGCAGAATTTGTTTTTAAACATATTTGTATGTTCTCTGAAGAGGAATGGAAACTCAACGAAAGATTACGTAAGAAAGAACTCAATAGAATTAAAGGTGAAACTGATGATGATACCTTTGATGTGCGAGGGTATGATGTCCCCGGAGTTATTATGCAACAACAGGCCATTGCACAAGCATCGTCGGCCGAGGATATCGAAGATATTAATGACGATGGTAAAGATAATGATTCAAATGTTGACGACAACGAAGAATAAAATTATAATTATTATAAATATAAATGATATAACAAGAGGTTTTAAATGAAAGATAGATTGATAGATAGAATAAATGATAATGATTGGAATAATCTTACTAATGATATGAATAAGGTTGTTGCTAAAAAAATAGCTAATAAAGTTGATGCCCATGTGGATTCAATTAAAAAGAGTGGCTCTATTAAAGGTTTCTCTACCAAGGGGTTATAATGGCTAAATTAATAACTGAGTTTGTTGATTACAACAATGTTGAAATATTAACAGAAGCGTATGATGTTGGTAAAAAGACTATGAGAATTCGCGGCCCGTTTCTTCAATCCGAAGTAAAAAATAAAAATGGTCGTATTTATTCTAAGGCATTATTAGAAAGAGAAGTTCTTGCTTTCAATAAAGACTGTATAGAACAAGGTAATGCAGTCGGGGAGTGTGACCACCCTGCTTCCCCATCAATTAATTTAGATCGCGTTTCACATATAATCGAATCATTAAAAATGGAAGGGAATGTCGGTAATGGCGACGCCAAACTATTAGATACCCCTATGGGTTCTCTTGTACAAAAACTTATCGAAGGTGGCGTAAAACTTGGGGTCTCTACTCGTGGCGTCGGCTCTCTTGATGGGGAAAATGTTGGTGAAGATTTTAAATTAATTACGGTGGATATTGTACATAATCCATCTGCACCAAATGCGTATGTCGATGGTATTCTTGAAAGTAAAGAATATATGGTCGAGGGTAATACCATTTCGGAAATTTCATTTGATAAATTAGAAGAAAAATATAATAAGATTGAACGAAGAAATTCAGAAGAAGTCTCAAATCTTATCAGAGAATTTCTTGAAGAATTGAGTGGGGATTTCTAATGACTAATGTCGAACAATATAAGAAGATAATTAATATATTAACAAAATTATCGGAAACTGTTACTATACCGTCTGCCAAGAATGAATTGAACAACCTATCCGAACGATATTCTCTTTTAATAGAGAATTCTAAAATGTATGAGTCGTCATTATGTCATGCGTCTGCCATTTTGGATGGGCCGATAACACCACCGAAAGGCATGGCCTCAAATGGTAATAGTATAAATTCAAATTCAGCAAAAGATTTACTATAAAGAGGATTATATGAAATTTAAAGAATGGTTAAATGAACAAGTATTGATTAATGAAGAATCTTTACCACCTAAGATAAAGAAACTAAAAATAGCAATAGAAAAGAAAGTAAAAAACACCCCGTTGATTGTCGCCAGTGATAAAGGGAGAGTTGCATTACTCACCCCCGATTATAGGCCAATAATTGATGTTGGTATGAAAGGTACCAAATTCATCGTTAAGACCGAGGACGATGAAGAATTATTATCAAAAGAATCGGAAATATTAGAACTTATTGATACTGCAATAGAAACAGGTGCAGTTTTTTAAGATTTTTTTAATTAAAAAAATATAAATAATTAAAAGTTTAACAAAGAGGGAGTAAAACCTTATGAACATAAAACAAATTGCTGAAAAATTCAAAGGTGTACTTTCAGAAGAAGATTTGACTGCTATCACTCAGGATATTAAGAAATTAGTTTCTGAACAAGTTAGCACAAGAGTTGAAGCTGAAGTAGATCGTCTTACAGAAAAGGCAGATGAATTTTGTGAGTTACAAATTACAGAAAAAATCGCTGAAGTTGAAAAAACTCTTGCCGAAGAATACGAAGAAAAATTAGACCTTATGGAAGATACAATTGTTGACAAGTTGGATAAGTTTCTCGATTCTGAAATTTCTGAAAAGATTTCTGACGACTTACTTAAATCAGTTGCAATCAATGAAACTTTCAAACCTATTATCATGGGAATCCAGGGTTTATTTGAGAATAAATATGTTGCTCTTGATTCTGAGGGTGAAGGTAAACTTAGAGAGTCTCAAGATCGTATTGCAGAGCTAGAAGAAAAGAATATCGAATTGGTCAACGAAAAAATGGACATTAGTGCATTGGCAGAGACTGCGGCCATCAGATTATTGATTGCTGAATCTTCTGAAGATTTGACTGAAACAGAAAAGAGAAAACTTAAAGTTCTTGCAGAAGGAAAAGACTTTGATGAATTATCAAGTAAAATTGGTACATTCGTTGAAATGGTAACTGAATCAACAGATTATGATTCGGACCTTCTATTAGAGAGTGATGATACAGTTTCAGAATCTGAACTAATAACAGAAGATAAAATCGACTATTCCGGAAAAGATAAGGATTCACAATCAAACGCTTTTGCATTCATAGACACATTATTATAAAAAAACTTAAATTTTTATAAATAATATTAAAGAAACAAATTTTAGGAGAATTACAAATGGAAAAACCAAACACAGCTCTTTTAGTAGAGAAATGGTCAAATGCCGAATTAGGGAAATTAGGTATTTCAACACTTTCAGAAAATGAAGATATCCAGAACAACATGGCTATTCTTTTGGAAAATCAAGACAGAAAAGCCAAATCAATAAATGAAGCAGCTTTCAACACTGGCCTTGGTGGTTCACAAATGAATCCTGGTGGAGATGGTGCATTTCAACCAATCGCTATGGCTCTACAACGTAGAACATATCCTGAACTATTTGCGAATAAAATCGTAGGTGTTCAAGCTATGAATAATCCAGTTGGCCTTGCATACGCACTTCGTGTATTATATGCAGATGGTGTAACAGAATCTGGATTTGATTATGTTCCTGAATTCAGTGGTTACACTGGTTCAACTAGTGGTGTATCAGGTACTGTCGATGCAGGTACTGGTGTATCAGCGACTGTTGCGGAAGCATGGTCACTAGGTACTGATTACCCACAACTTTCACTAAAAGTTGACAAAGTGGCAATCGAAGCTAAATCAAGAAAGTTAGGTGCTAGTTACTCACTAGAAACTGCTCAAGATTTGGAAGCAACTCAAGGAATTAACATTCAGAGAGAAATGGTTAACGCACTTCAATATGAAGTTCAAGCTGAAATGGACCGTGAACTACTTTACACTTGTAAGAGAGCTGGAACGCTTACTTCTGCTGGTGGAGAAGCTCAAGGTAGTACCAATGGTGTAATTGTTATCGACATGACAGCTTCTGCTGGTGCTGGTGCAGACGGCCGTTGGTCACAGGAAAAGTATTCTAACGTACTTAACCACATTGTGTCTGTTGCGAATCACCTTAACGTAACTACTCGTAGAGCATCTGCGAACTTTGTTGTTGTTTCTCCACGAATCGCAACTTGTTTACAGGCAGCTGGGTCACAATTTAGTGGAAACACTTCATCTGTTAATCCTTCTAACACTCTTGCAGAAGTTGGGACAATCAACGGACAAATCACAGTATACCGTGATACATATGCAACTACTGATACAGTTCTTGTTGGATATAAAGGTCCGGGTGTTTCAGATTGTGGGGTTATCTTTAGCCCATATATCATGGGACTAATGAGTGAAGCAGTAGATGGTAATACATTTGCTCCTAGAATGGGTGTAATGAGTAGATATGCTCTTACAGATTCATTACTTGGTGCTGGTAGATATTATCGTGTAATGAGATTCGATAACTTGGCTACATACTTAGTAAAATAAGTTAAACCAAATATCAAATTCTTTAAAGACCTAACAGAAATGTTAGGTCTTTTTTCGTTTATTATAAATACTTAAAAATAACCAGGAAAATAATATGCCAGTAATTACAAATGTACCAGAGTTCAGAGCTTATGTAAGAACGGCTCTTGGTGACCCTGTTTTGTGTTCTCAGATTGCAAACGTCCAGATAGATCAAATTATAGACGATTCTGTTCAAGAATTTCAAAGATATATGTATTCAGAAGGTGCTTATGAATCATTTTTAGTATTCCCCGTATCTGCTGGAGTAGATACATATAGTTTAAGTGGTGTGCAGGATGTAGTCGGTGTTGATTTTGATGAACAGTATAATATTAATATTCTCCATAGTGATATGAATATGTTATTCTCCGGTCAATTTTCAAATTATTTATTGGGGTATGGCGGGGGTATGGCAATGACTTCTTATGAAATTGCGATGCAATATATAAAACAAGTCAAACTTACTTTTGGTAAATCTTATAGGGCACATTACAGAGAGGGTGCAGAACTATTACAACTTATACCAACCCCGAGTGAGAATGGTACTGCATTATTAAAATGTTATAAAAAAGAAGATGCTGAAAATTTATATAACCATGTATTACTTAAAAAATTAGTTATTGCTAGATGTATGTTACAATTAGGTATTAATCTTGGTAGATATAATATGGATATGCCAGGCAGTGGGACCGTTAACCATGCCGACTTAATTTCTAAAGGCGAAGCCGATCAAGAAAAGATTTTAGAACAAATGAGATTGGAATCTGAACCGATCGACCCAATCTGGAGTTGATAAATGAATTCTTGTAATAATGATTACGGGTGTAATAAGGGTATGAACCCATACTTCGATCGCACTAGTGAATGTAAAACTAACGAAAACAAATTATATGATAAATTATTAACAAGTATGATTAATCAACATGGGGTGAAAATAATTTATTATCCAGTTGATTATAATATTGAATATGATAAGTTTTTCGGCGAAGATATGGATAGGACTATTTTAAGACGATTTAATATTAAAGCGTATTTTGAATTACCAGAAGAGAATGAATCATTTTCACATTTCGGTATTGAGGGAATGGATGTGTTTGATATGATTATACCTATATTAAGTTTCGATACAGCATCAAAATTAAAATATAATGTAACACAATCACACCCGTGCCATGGCACTGACTACGATAAATATGTCCCGACTGTTGGTGATATTATAGAAGCTAATTATGGTGATCATGTATTATATGAAGTGGTTAATGTTTTAAAAACACCGAACAGATTTAATTTAACTGAACATTCTTATAAAATATCGGTCCGAGTATTTAGGGATGAACACCTATCGTTTGATACATCGACAAGTGGTACTATGACTAATGTAATATCCGGAGCCGTTGATTCTCCCGATATATTAGGTATAAATACACAAGTAGATATTGAAGTAAGCGCTGTAAACTATAAATCATCACTAGAAGATGATTCTAATGACAGTATATTTGGGGGATGGTAGATAAATTATGAATTTTAAAGAATATTTAGTAGAAGTTGGTAATAGTATTATCAAACCAAACCTCCGAAAAATCCGAGTCCATGATTTTGGTGCAGATTATTATTATAAAATAGGTGATGTTGAATTTTTAACATCAATGGATTTGCAAGAACGAGAAAATGACAATAGAATTAAAATTGATGTTGATTTTAGTATTATCCGTACTGACAAGGGCAGATATGATTTAACAGGTGCAGGTAATCCATTGGAAGTTATTGGGCAAGTAGTTTGGTGTGTTGATGATTATCTAAAAACATTTCCCGATCATAAAGAATTATTCATATTATCTTTTACAGGGAAAGAAGAAAGCCGAGGGGATAATCGTAGAAGGGATATATACATTAAATTTGTAGAAAGGTATCTGAATAAGAAAAAAGTTAAATACGAAATTAAAACATTTGGTGGTGACGTAGAAGTTAGATTTGAAAAGGGTACGACCTTAGATAATTTTAAATAGGGAATGTATGAATTTTAGAGAATATTTAGTAGAAGTTGGTAATAGTATTATCAAACCCAAGAAATTAAAAATAGAAAAAACTAGCGAAGGAACGTTTTATGGTTATGAGATTGATGGTAATAAATATAAAACTTTGATAGACACACAAGAACGACCAAATAAAATTGCACTTTATATACTTTTTTATGACGATTCGGTTAATGCGTTTGATCGTTGGAATGTAACCAATAAAGGTAATGCTTTGGAAGTTATAGGAAATACTGTATGGTGTATTGATTACCATATAAAATCTTATCCTTCTGATACAGAATTATTTTCTATACACTTTGATGGTAAACAAGAGAATGAAGGTGATATGAGAAGAACTGATATTTATCTTAAATTTGTAGAACGATACTTAAAGAAAAATAACATAAAAGATTACGAAATTACTAAAACTGGAAAGGTTGTGCAAATCGTATTTAAAGATGTTCATGTAAAGGATTTTAAATAAGGAGTGATTATGGAAAACTGGTATTACCCACGTACATTACGTTCAATTACACTCGCATTCACTGACTTATTTAATGATTTAGTTGTTAAAAGGTTGGATGATTCGGGGATTCTTTCTAAAGAGATACAAGTACCGATTAAGTTCGGCCCAGTTAATAAGTTTTCTCAATTAATTACAGAAACTGAAAGTGGTAAACAATATTATATAAAACTTCCAAGCTTGGCCGTAGTCATTGATGGTATAAACTATGCATCAGATAGAGCATCAGGCATAAACGAGGAAAGATTTTTTACTGATATAGACTTAGGATTAGACAACATTACAGATTTTTATAAAGATGTCCAACCCACACCTTATGATTTAAGTTATTCATTACATATATTAACAGAATCAATGGATGATTTCTCACAGATAATGGAAAACATATTACCTTATTTTAATCCATCATTATATTTGAGAGTAAAAGAATTCAGCTTTTTAAATGTGGAACGTGATCTGCAAGTTTTATTAACTGGGATAAGTACTGAATTTTTAGACCCCCAAAGTGAAAACGAAAAGAGATATGTAAATGGTTCAATACAATTTACTGTTAAGGGGTATATGTATAGACCAGTCCAGTCTGCAAAAGTGATTAAAGAAATTAATAGTAAATACTATGTTAACGGGATTGATATAAATACAAGTGCCTCGAATATATTAGCAAGTCAATATAGTACAAGTGGGTTCATGGATGTTAGTGCCGCACAACAAGTTCCAGAATATGCTTGGGACACAAGTGGGACAAATGGTGATATTATATACTTAAATAAAATCGGTCCATTTGATTTTGACCCCGATGATTTATGGCAAAATGAATCTGGAGATTATTTAGTAGATGGTTATAAAAAGAATTTTATTTATGATGATGAAAATTAGGAGATCATAATGGGAAAACAATATAGAGATACATTAAGTACAGTAACTAATAATTTAGACATTGGTGATTATTCAACTGGTAATTTCATTAGAGTAGAACAAGGTGAAATTAAACAATATAAAGATAACATATTTGTTTCTGATT